GTCCGTTGTTCATGGCCATTAGCGACTTCAAGACCAACGCGCTCGCACAGATCGCCAACAAGGCATACAACTCACCTGGAGTTGTTGAGTACGACTTCGGCGGCGCCGTCCACCCGGTGGCCGCTGCATACGCCATTTACGGAGATGCAAAGCGTCACCGCGAACTAGAGCAGCTAAACGTCATTACAGCTTATGGCCGGTTCCATGGCAACGTATTCGCGCAAGGTGCATGATGGCTAAGCCTGTTTATATATTCATCAACGGCGCCGAACTTACCGGCTATACGGACATGCGCCTGAAGCGGTCGAAAGATCAATTCACGGGCGAGTTGTCGTTCTCGGTGTTCATGGGGTACATGCCATCGGCCCCCGTGCTTTCGAGCGTTACGCGCGGCGCTGAAGTGATCGTCTACATCGGCGGTCAGATTGCTTTCTACGGCACGCTCGACCGCCGCAAGGATAGCGGCACGCGCAAGGGCAAGCCTGGCACTACGCGTTCTGAAGAGCCCGTGGCCAGCGACCTAACGGTCGGCCCGAACGAATACACTGTGCGCTTTAGCGCTCGCGGCAAGGCCAAGACGCTTGTCGATAGCAGCCATCAACATCCAACCACCAACGAGCTTAAGACTACGAACCGCAAGCTTGTCGAAAAGCTGGTAGAGCCGTTCGAAGTTGAGATTGACTGGCAGGCCGAAGAGAAGGAAATCAAGCGCTGGCGTTTGCGCGACGGCGGTAGGGTTATGGATGAAATCCAGCGTCTTTGCGAGCAGTTTTCGCTGTACGTCCACGAAACCGCCGACGGTAAGCTGCGCATCCAAGACAAGGCTGGCACTTCGACCGGTGAGGCTATCATGCTTGGCCGCAACATTTTGAGCTTCAGTTCGGAGCAATCCGCCGACCTGGAGCGTCAAGAAGTTCAGGTTAAAGGGCAGCTTATCGACAAGGATAAGTGGGGTAACGACGCCGTTATTCCGACCGTCAAAAAGGTCAAGGATGGCAGCGTTCCTGGCCTCAGCCCGATCACTGTGCAGCTCTATGGTGACGCGCCAGACGACCTTATTGAGAAGCGCGCGGAGTATGAAGCCAACAAGCGCGCCTCGCAAGCAAAGCGCGTATCGGTCGAGGTGTTCCACGTTCAGCAGTCCGGCGGTGCGCCGTGGGATATCGGTGAGCAGCACTTCGTTAGCATCCCTCCGGTCGGCGTTTCGATGGTGATGGAAATCGTTGATCTCGAATACGTCGTTGACGCCGACAAGACTTTGATGACCAATATCACGCTCGCACCGCCACCAGTTAGCGGCACCGGCAGCGTTACACCGTCAGCCGCGCTTGGCCTTTCGGCGTTGCCGGAGATCCTTTCCGACATTCAAAGCGTCGTCAACACCGCCATCCCTGCCGCGCTGCTCGCCAGTTGGGCAGGACCAAGCCTGACAGCAGCCGCCGTCATCCCCACGGTGGCCAACGTGGCGCTAGACGTGCTCGACGTCCTGGTGACCAAAATACGGCCACCGGCTAAGCTTCCGACAGGCTTTAAAGGAACAAACGAATGACCGATTTCACGGGTTTTCGTTCCCGCACAAGAGACAATCAGGACGGCGTCGAGCGCGGCGTTTGGGGCAAGCGCGAAGACGTTGACGGCGCCGGTTCAATCATGAGCATTCGCGGCACTGGCACGGTCGATGAGGAAGTTCCCATTATGAACTTCGGGTATAGTTTCAACGTTGACGATGACACCAATGCAGAGGTTGTCATGCTCGCGCTTGGCAACGACGTCAACAACAAGGTGGCGCTTCCGACTATCCCAAAGGACAAACAGCACCCATGGGCAAAAGGCACGGGCGGAATGCAGCACCCGACCGACGCTGCCCGCCGAATCGAATTCAACGGTGACGAAACTTTTCTCCGAGACGGCAAATTCGTTATCGGATCAAACCGCGAAGTTACGATCACCGTTGACGGCTCAAACGTCACAATCACCACCGGCGGCAACATGAAGCTGGTAGCAGACAACGTCGATATTCAGAGTAGCACGCTGACACATAATGGCGTCAATATCGGTGACGACCATGTGCATAGTGGTGTCACTCCGGGCGGCTCAGATACGCAAGGACCGCACTGATGGTATTATGCGTTCAATCAACTGTAGGTCGGCGAAAGCTGTTTTGGGCAACTCAACCCGCAGCATGCGGCGTTGATGTTACGTGCACAAGCGATTGCGGCACTCCAGGGTTCGAGATCGAAGCCGGATCAATCGTCACGGCTGATTGGCTTCGCGGCCTAATGATCAACATGCTAATGACCGATGGTCGGCAGGCTGACACGGCTTGCGGCTATCGCCCTAACGGGCAAGGCGGGCATTGGTCTGAAAGCTACATCGATAGCGGAGATCCGACTGTAGGCACGCTTATGCGTACGATCGCCCCTGCTGGCCGCGTCCAGGCGCTTGAGGCGCAGCTTGAGGCATATGCTAAGCAGACGCTGCAAAAGCTCGTTGGACGCGGCGTAGCGCGTTCTGTGGACGTCGTAGTGAAGTACGTCTCGGGTGGAAATTTCAGTGTTAATGCCTCGGTGTTTGGTGTGGATAACAGAGCTTCACGAATAGGCTTGTCTGCGCAACGCCTTGAGAATGGATGGGTTTGGAACAACACATGACATGCAATATAGAACGACCTAATCCAGCGGACCTTTTCACTAAGTACCGCAACATGTTTCAAACAACGGTTCTTGGTGGCGCTTCCATCGTGCCAGAGTCAAACGAGTGGTACGCCACTTCGTTGAACTACGCCATGGCCGAAGAGTTTTACGCCATCGCGGAGCAAGCATGGAAGGAACGCGACCCTGCAACAGCGTGCGCTGAAAACCTGTATGCCATGGCGGCGCGTGACGGCATGTACAGGCGACCGGCGCAGCCCGCGCAAGGCTACGTGCTATTGACAGGTACGGTCAACGCGGCGCTGCCTGCTAACTTGGAATTCACAATCGACGGCAACGACTTCGTTAGTGTCGGACAAGGACCAACGTCGCTTGGTACGCAAGGGCGCGCATCTATCCACGTCCGCGCCGTGATAGCTGGCGATCTTGGCCAGCCCGAAGGAACGACCGCTACGCTCACAACAGCGGCACCTGGAGTGAACCACACGGGTTCGCTGCTTGGATGCGAATTCTGTTGGGGGCGCGATGAAGAGGATACCGATACTTTCCGACGCCGATATATCGCACGCCTCCAGTACCAGCCGCGCGCCGACGCTGCTTGGCTTGTTGACAAATTCCTTGACTGGCCTTGCGTTACCCGCGCTGCTCGTCAAGAAGGTACTTGCTGCTCTTGCGGGTGCGTTGGACAGCCCCTTGGATCTTGCACGGACCCCGTCGCCGGAGGCACTACGGGAACTGGCTGCTCGTCTTGCGGTTGCGTCGATTGCGGCGGTAAGAACAATTATTACGTGTTCATGGATAACAGCTATACACACGGAATCATTCCCGATACCGTCCGCGCTGAAATTCAGACGTGGATGTTTGGAAGCCCGCAAGGCTACGGACTCGGTCAAGTCCCGATCGGCGTATGCGGCGAGATACGCGCCGTTACCCCGGCTGCCATCGATATCAACGTGGATCTCGGTGGATGTCCAGACGCTGGCATATTCGACGGTGTCCGCGCTCTCGTTGCTGAATTCTTCTCGACTGTCGAGCCTTCCAAGCCGGTAGCTCAATCGTCGCTCAAATCTGCCATCGATCGGCAGTACCCGGATGTAGACGCTGAAATTTCTTGGTCGCTAGCCGACCATACATTGGCGTATGGTGGCATCTATGGGCCGGAGCGTCCAGGCATTTCCAAAGTGTACTTCGCTGGTAGCGGTTGCGTTGCTGAACCTGATTGCGATGTGATGATAGTGCTTGGCACGCTTACTGTAACGCCTAGCGCCCTCGCTGGCGACACTGGAGGTTGCCTTTAATGTCAACTGACCAGATGTACTATCCTGGCCAAACACTCAAGCTTGGGTTGGATGGTTTCGTTCCATTCGCGCCGTCACTGAACGACGATTGCTGCGCATACTCGTTGTGCTTGGATGAAGTTCAAGCCATGTGCAGCTTCATCGACCTTCTACCTACAGGCCCGATGTGGGACGGCTTGAAAATGAAAGTCCGTCAGCAGATCATTGATGCGCAAGGCATACCGCCCGAAGGATTTGATTGCACATCCATGGTCACGTATGCAGCTTATCTTGGCCGCGTTCTTAAGGATGTTATCGACAGCACAGTTGGTATATCCATACGCGAGCAGCAAGCGCATACTGCCACCAATTTCGACGCCTTCCTATCGCGGCTCAACTGGCAGGACTGCTATCGCACGGCCTGCCGGTCGAGCTACTTGGCCAAGTTCTCACCGTATGAATGCGTTGACCCGGCCTGCAAAGAGACGTCGTACTTCCCAACGGCTTTCCCGGTGGCCTTCGAAAATGCCATGAAGCACGCAATCATCATGTCCTTGACGCGGGCGCAGCGCGGCTTCATCCGCAATCTGGACGGCTTCAACTGGGTCATTGCTCCGCTTGGCGCTCGCGTCATACCTGGACCATACCCTGCAGATGTTCAAGCTTACATCAATGGGCCACCGGCTGCGCATCCTCCGTGCTTTTGTGGCGAGCTTGTGGTATCTATGCAAAGCACGGGCACAACGCTTCCCGGCGCCCCTACTGCCGAGAGCTTTTGCGGAGATCCACCGCCGTCCGTAGCGGCACAACAACCATATCTCGATTGCGACGGGAACACGGTAATGCTGTATCCTGGCGTTATAGCCGCTGAATGTATCGTGAGATCGTTCCTCCCGTCCGTCTGCCCCAACATAATTTATAGCGCTTAAAGGAGAATTCAAATGTCCGGTATCTACCCCGAAAGCGGCGTCCTTGCCGCGCAAGCGCAGAATAGCGTTGACGTTCCTACGGTCAACTGCGTAAATGAGTTGTTCTATTCGACCAATCGTTGCTCGCCGCGCTTCGATCCGGCAGCGGCTAACGCGCTGATTTCCGAGATCCTGAACGTTGTCAACGCTGCTGGTCGACAGTACGATTGCTCGCGCTTGGACAACCTCGCGCTGACAATCATGCAGCTCGCGAACATCTGCACTTTTCCCGTCATCTCACCTGACAATGACGACTACCTTGCGGGATGTTTCGACGGTGTCAGCGGACGCGCCACGATGGCCAGCGTTCTTAGTCTCGCTCCTAACATCTTCGCGTCGGGCGGTATCACCGATGACGACTTTATCGGGTTTCACGATAACGCCAGCGGCACG